ACTGGTGTAGCTTGCAAAAACCTAAACCGTAAATTTATAGGCATAGAGCTTGATAAAGATTATTTTGATATAGCAAAGAAAAGGATTGAAGATGAATAGCATTGATCCATACATTGCCAGAGCTGTAAAAGCTGTGATGATTAGGAATGGTATTAATTCTGTAACCCTAGCTATAAACACGGGAAAAAGTGCGGATACTATCAGGGCTTTTTTGCGGGCTAAAAATTCTAAAACAATGCTCAAGCTGCAAGAGATTTCAAGCGGCATAGGCTGTCCACTGTCTGAAATTATAATCGAGGCTGAGCGCATAGCTGAAATAAACAAAGGAAAGTAATCATGAAAGCAAGCGTAAATAATTTGTACTTAAATGATTTTGTGTTTGCCGGTACTGGCATAGCTTATAAATCAAGGCTGTATGCTGTCAAATCATCAAGCAGACACTCGGCAAATAAAAAGGCAAAGTCAATAACAAGAGATCTAAACTCTGGAAAATTGTGGCTTACTTTATTTGCTAAATTTCGACTGTTAACGCTTCATAAAATAGAGACATGGCGCAACATATCAGCAGTTAAATTATCTTTCGCTGAATATGCGGCAATAATTTGTAAATAAAAAGGGACTTAAAATGCAGAGCAATAACGATATGACGATGTTAAAAATAACGCGCAGAGCTGGCGAGGCTTTCTTTATTGATGACATCTGTATAAGAATAGAGCAAATAGATTTAAATGAGATTTATTTGCTAATAGATGATAAATGCGCCTTAAAAAAAACAGGAGAGCCTCTTCTTATTTGTGAAAATGTTAAGATCTTCATGTCCAAAACGATGCACGGAAATGTTAAAGTTCAAATTTTTGCGCCAAGATCTGTTTTAATTGCTAGAGAAGAGATAGCCGCGTTCGATAAAAATGGAAAATTACTAGGTCGTGCGTCATGAGCGATCAAAAAGCACAGAAGTGCATAAAAGAAAATAAACTTATCGATGCTAGAGATCTGCCGATCTATCCAATTCATTATTTTCAGCGAGGCAAAACGTGCGATCTAAAATGGATAATCTCGCACATGAGGAACATCCCAGCTCATAAACAGCGCGAGGTCGCAGATGAGTACGAAAAGATTTACGGCTCTGCAAGAAGCAATTACCTCGGCAGGGATTTGGCAAATAAATACCTACTTGAGCTATCTAAAGAGTTTCGAACAATGAAGGCGCGCGCATGATAAGAGCAGCTAGAACAGATGCAAACCAGAAAGAAATTGTTTCGGCATTTAGAAATGTAGGGTGGTCAGTTCTTATAATCAGTCAGCTAAAAAATTGCTGTGACATATTTGTTAGCAAAAACGGGCGGACAATAGCTGTTGAAATTAAAGACGGTAGCAAGCCGAAAAGTCAGCAAAAATTAACGGATGGAGAAATTGAATTTAAAGACAAATGGCAGGGAGAATACAAAATAGTAAATTGTATTGATGACGTTTTAGAGATTAATAAAGGTAATATTTAGTAAAAATATAGCGCTTAAATATTAAATGCTAAGCGCTATATTAAAGAATAAATTAAAAAGTAGTTACATATGCTTTTTAATCACAGAGCCAATAGGCCTGCCTAGTTTAATTTCTTCGCGCAACTCATTGTAATTAAGTTTGGATAATTCGTGTCTGTATTTACTCATAGCAATAAGCTCTTTAAACAAATTGTAACGAGGTAGAGACCCTCTCCCCCAGCTGTAAACTGACTGCCTCCTCAATCCTGCGTCCCTAGCTATCTGTGAAATGTTGGGCTCGATTTTTTTAAGGATTTCTAATAAATTCAAAATTTTCTCAGTTATTGGATTAATTAATTGACACGTAAAGACATTAACACCACACTATAATTACTGTCAAATAACAAGCCGTAGGCCGCTAATGACACAAGAGTCAAATGATGGTGATGAGGTGGAAACGTTTTTATTTCACAGCCTAAAAAAGGTTGATACAAACCTAATCCAAATTCCTCAGTGGAAGACGCCAGATCACGCAATAGCAAGAGCTTTTAGCGATGGGAAGAAACACGCAGTCAACCATTTTTATGGAGAGGAACCAAACAAAGATTGGCCGTACGGCGTTAAATCGTGGGCAGTAAACCCATGCACTGAGAACAGGCCGGGCGCTTTTTATTCTTGGTTAGCTGGATTTTGTGAGCAATGGGCTGAGTTAGTGCGCAATGAAGAAAATGAAAAGCCCTAACCTGTAGGGCTTTTAAAGTTGCTATACCAGGGCTGTGATCGATAATGTTACCGAGCTTGTAGCTGTATTTAACGTATCCGCCACTTCCCTTAGTTCAAGATCAAATGTCACTATCTCGCCAGCGCTGCCAGTTATGGAAAACGACGCACCCGCGCCACCTAAATTAACCCAAGCATCCGCAACGCCAAGATCTAGCGCCCCAACTAAGCTTGTTGCCCTAACCTCGTATAGCTCGCCAATAAAATCTACTATCGTGGTATATGCCCCAAATGTACCGTCGCTTCCCCTCCACAAACCATTTGATAGGATGTCAATCCGAGGACTAACGCCTCCTACACTTGACACCGAGTCTATAACCATTGGATCGGGTAGCACGACAGGAGATGCTATGGCAGCCTTTATGCCAATTTTAGTCGGTACAGTTGTGTTTGATTTGTGCAATATCTGTCTAATAGTAAACGAAATAACTGTGGAATTTACTCCACTACCCTCAGCTAAATACCTATCTCTGCCCCATGACACATTTTCTATTGATACCCATTCATCAAAGGTGCCGCTAGACGATCCGCTCACTAAAGTTGCGCATATTTCAAATGAGGATCCGACGCCAATTGTTACGCCTCCGCTGTACCAAAGTGCAATTTTGCCATTTAGATCAATCTCGCCATTATCTTTAAATGTAAGCAAGCATTCTGCATCAAATCCAGCCTGCGCAACATCAAGCGCAACAAGTCCAGCGCCGATAATTGGGGCCGCATTTGAAGCCGATAAAGCGTCAAGCTCATACATTTCTGGCTTATATTCGACCAGCTCAATTTCAACCGTGCCATCCGTGTTTGGAGTTCTAGATTTTAATGTGAAATTAGAAGAGGCCAAATCGTCAGCGTCAGCTATAAAATAACGAGATCCAACCTGCTGATCTCCGATGGCTATGTACGCGCCACTTATGCCTGTGGCAATAAAGCCAAACTCAGTATCAGTACGCGGATCGCATGGTACAGTATTTGACGGATAGCCCTCTTCGTCAGTCAAAAAAACAACGTATGACCTGCCAAGCTCTGGCAAAAAACGCTCTGTAGTATCGTAAACGCTTGCATTAATCCCCATGATTTCGCCGTCAAATGTATCAATATCATTAATATCAACCCACCCGACACGATCAAGTAATTCAATTTCTAGCGCGTCCCTATACGTAGTTTCTTTAACAACTCTACGCTGATACGCTATGCGCCGGATCTCCAAGTTGGCCCTGTTTTCAGCTTGATAACTATTTCTGCAGCCTGCCAATTTTATCTCTATCGGAATATTTCCTATTTCTCCTGTCACTATTTCACCCGTCAAAATATCAAACCGTCTCTCTATATAAGCCTCTGTGTTATCTGTATCATTTACATAAATTATGCGAACGCTATCAGCGTCATCGTCTCGCTGAGGCTGCCAAGATTGTTTTGCCCTATTTCCAGTTACCGATCTTCTGTTGAACATGGCCGCCATCACGGGCTTGGCTTCATCCCTAGCAAATCGCCACTTCCGGCCGTCGTGAAACGCTGCAACCCTAGCCACATTACAAATAGATTCTATTCGTTCACCTTTTGATAAATTGGCATCGTCAAATGTAAATGAAAACTCACCAAGCTGCTAATCGCTAAGCCCGTCCTGAATCGCGTACAACTCCTCAAGATCTACTGTTTCAGAGGTTTCACCTCCGCGCATTATTAGTGTGTAAGCAACTGCATCAGCGAAGGAGTTTGTTGGCTGTAAGTTTGTCGCTTCATACCTAGAAGTTGCCCGGTTGTAATATGGCAACAAGCGACTATAGTCTAAATTTATTTTTTGCCCAGATTGATCTGGACTAAACAAAGTGGCCCTGCGTTGAACCAACATCGTTGTAACGTCGCCAAAATCGTCAACTGAGTACGGCGTAACAGATACAAAGGCCTCAAGTTTTAGCTGTTCGCTAGCAGCGCCACCAGCATCTATTACGTTTGTAATTCTGCGCGCCCTTACTTTGTATGAGCCTGGTAGCATCCCCGGATAATTATCACTATTAAATATTGTAGTAACAAACTGCGGATCGAATGTGTTTTTAGTTATTGAGGAATCTTGAGTAAATACGTCATCTGTAACAGTGTTCTGAATTTCAAATCGAATAGATAGAGTGATAGCGCTGCCGCTTGAAGATCTAACGCCAGCAGGGGCTTGCCAGTGAATTAATACCTCTTCCGCATCTTCGCCGGGGACGTTAAACCAGCCAACCCATGTATCCGTCTCGTTTAATGCGTTGACTTTTGCAATGTTACCAGTGAAGTAAAATAAATTTGGGTAAATTGGATCAGCATAAGCAAAATAAATTACAGCGGAGTCTTCCGATTCATTATATGTAAAACTATTGACAATAAAAAACCCATTAATTACAACATACTGCAAATCTCCTGGGCCTTGTATGTGAACCCTTATGTAATCTCCAGCCTCGAAGTTAATGCCAGTTGACGCCCAATTACTTATTTTTATCATCGTTTCGGTCTCTAGACATTCAGCAGACCAATAGTAATTTTCCGCAACGTACTGGCTAACGCTTGGATCATTATTTGCTAGCAATATTTGCCCGTCTACGTTAGAAGACGATTGATGAATAACTAAAAACTCATCAGCAGGCTTGGTGAATGGTGGGAATATGGTTGCAGAACTGTTTGGAATATCAAGTATATTTGTATCGCCAACTCGCACTTCTCCGGCCTCCACTTCTCCTTCGCTAATGCAAAACACTCCAATCTGTTTCTTTATGTTGCCTTCGTAATAATAAAATGACGGCTGAATAAAATCAGGGTAAGAAACTCCTGATCCAAAACATTGAGGAATGCCCTGTCTTGGCCTAAATCCATTTGACGCTGAGTTAAGACTATTGTTCGGTGACTCATGCGCGCCCTCTTCCGCCCCGGGCAGTTTCGGCATTGTTGCGATCATGTAAACTGAATACGCTACAGCAGCCGCCACAATCACGTAATAGGCAACCATGCGCACCGCTTAATGCTGGCCTGTTTATAATAATTAGCTGATCTGTTTCACCCAAGGTAAAATCAAGTATAGATTCATCAGTGTTTTCGTGGTCGTTTCGGAAGATCTCTTTTCCGTTAAGCCAAAAAGAACATGCCAAGCCGCTGCATAAATCATCCTGTGATGAAAATGTTTTGTTAAGCCAATCAAGCACGTTTGTATTTTTTTCAACGTGGTAAATGGTAGGAGAACTTATGCCAGCTGGATCGCGTTTGTGCGTTATTTTAATCATATTTAAAATACCTGATATTGCCGTGAGAGTTATTTATTGATTGGTATGAATCCCACCTTACACCAAGCCTAATGGTAGAATGTAGCACCCTGCCACAAAGGCATCGCCCAACGTGAGTCAGGTTTTCTTTGCTATCAAATACCGCCATTATAGCGCCATCCCTAGGCTGGCATGGCACAAATCTTCCCATATCAATAGTTTTTGCCGCGTCCTCAGTCGAGCAATTCTTATCAGAGTAGCCTGTGGCCACTGGAAGCTCTGTGCCGTCTATTTCTCTGAACGACGCGAGAACCAAGCCCCAGCAATCGTATGCTTCATCACCCTCAGCACGGTTTACCCATGGTTTCCCGTTTGACTTGTTGCAAAACTCTTCAGCTTTTATTAATTTAGTCATGTTAAACCTTCGCGTTAGTGCCAGGAAAATCGTAACCATTGTAACGCCTAGATACCGACTGACCGCGAGGGTTTGCCGTGTCCAGCGTTAACACCACGTTATCAGCATCCATTGAAAACGTGCCTACTGACAGCTCCACCGATGGTCTAAATGGAGTTGTTAAATCGGTAGATAGCCAATATTTAATGGTCGCGTCTACCGGTATCATCCACCCCAACTGATAGCGATCAACCGCCTTTATAAACTGCTTTGCTTGGCTTCCTATCCTGCCTAATTGAACTTCATAACTGATAGAGTTGCGCTCGTCCTGTAGCGTTTCTTTGATGCTCATAGATGCAGGAGAGTAAACCTCTCCCGCAAAAGTTTTATCGAAATACTGGTCTTTGACGTATCTCAAATAACCGAAGGCAGGGTGATAAATCTCAAGCGTCATGTACTCAATAATTACTGGCTTTGTGTTGAAAAATTGCCTACTGGATATGGTCATTAACTAAGGCCCTCGTCAAGAAGGCTTGCGCCGAGATTGATGTCGCCGCAATTTACGCCCCATATTGCCTCGAGCTCTGTCGCATTTGCATCATCGTTATTCACTATGACTCTAGTCATAAACTGAGCTGAATATAAGTAAATCCCGCCAATTGTTTTGCTGTTAAGCTGAGGATAACCGCTAGCCGTAAATCTGCATTCTTGTGTTTCAGCAGATCTATCTTCAGTTATGCACGGCCCATCAAACCACGGCGAAAACACTTTGAATTTATTAGCCCTTAGCCAAAGCTGAAAGCGCCTAGCATCACCCTCTTTAAATGTATATGTAACATTGTGAAATTGTGGTGTGTCATCAGAAAACGGCACAACAAAAGACGGCCCGCTAGCCAATTCGCTTTCTCTAAATCCCACAACTTCTTCGCGACTATATCCAGAAACCAACGGCCCACGCAGGCCGGTCGGCCATTTTATTTCAGCCATGTTATGCTCTCCTTCCGCCGTTTAGTACGCCACTTACGTTTGTAACTCTCTGCATTCCGCGCATGCCTTTACTGTTTGAGTTAGACATCTGGCCTATTACAATGCTTAACACTTGCTCAGACGTTAGTGGATCCCGTCTTGACTCTACTCGATACCCATCAGCTGCGGCATAATTGTGTATTGTAATGCCGCCGCCAGAATTACCGCCACCAGCAAGGCCTTTCATTTCAGAGTTGGATAATACTTTACCATTATTTCCTGGTATTACTAAAAGCTCAGGTTTGTTTTTCTCGCCCATCTCGTAAGTGTTGCCTGCCAAAACTGAGCCGCCATGCTCTCTCATTCCAGCCGCCGGGGCTGAAGCTATAGCAGGAGCGCCTGCGGCGGTTATTATGCCACTCATAGCCGCGCCAGCCGCAGGAGCAGCCGCAGGGCCTATGATTGGTATTGCCGCAGTTGACGCCATTGCAGCCGCCGCGCCTAGTGACGCCAGCTCTACAACCGCAGCTGTTACCGCAGCAGTGTGAGCGGTTGCCGCTGCCGCCGCTAGAGACTGCTTAGCTGTCACGGTGGTTTTATCAACAGCTTGTTCTATCAGGGCATTTTTAACATGCTGCACGCCAATTTGCACAAGCGATCCAACTGCATCATTTATTATTGCGCTAGCCAGTTGCTGCATTGCTGCTTTGGCGTCCATAGTTCCAGATATTAGACCAGTAATAACGTTGGTTGTTGCTGCTCCCATGTTGTTTATAGTCGACAGCATTAAGGCGTTCATCTCGCTCTCGGCTGTATAACGTCGCTCTCTTGCAGCCTGCTCTGCAACACCATACTGATCGTCTATATTTTTACGCAGCGTGGCATAGTCAGTATGAAGCATAAGGCCAGCCGCTTCGGCCTCCTCCAATACTTTTAGCTCGGCATCTTTTTGAGCTTTAAGAAGTTCCACAGGATCGCCGCGCTTATCGGCTACTGATGCAGCGCCAATGGCCACTCGCTTGCTTTCTGCATCTATAGCGGCTTTCTTTTTCTTCTCGCTTGCGATTAGATCCTTGAGTGAGTCAGCCATGTGTTTATCAGTGAAAGCCTTTCTTTTTTTCTCTCTTGCTATCTCGTCATCGAGTGATGACTTCATATACTCGTCAGCGTCTTTTTGTGCCTCCTTTAGTTTTTCTTTTGCTTCGATAACCCCAAATGATGCATTTATAGATTTCAACTGTTCAGCCGTTGCTCCTTTTTCCAGTGCAATCCTAAGCGCGGTTTGTCTGTTTGTTTCGTTAGTTTGCAGTGCTTGCTCTTTGAGAGCTTCTACCATTGATTTCACTGCATCAGCGGCGCCCTCCGCTGTAACTTCGACACCGCCAAGCACACTGCGCAGCGTAGACAGCGCCTGTGATGATAATCTCCCCTCTTTTGACGCGTTAGTAATGACCTTGGCGAACTCGTTAAATTTAACATTTGTATATCCAGTTGTATTTGCTATATCTGCAATTACAGAATCAAGCTTATTAAAATTTTCAACGCTGCCACTTTTCTGCACATCAATTAACGCTGAAACCAATTTATAAGCCTGAGTGCTTGTAGCTCCGAATTCGCTACCAGCTAAATCAACCGCTGTTTTTAGAGCTTTCCAAGTGCCAAAGTTTACATTTCCAGCCTTATCTAACTGCACCAGTTGACCCTCTAGCGTCTTCCCTGTTTTGCGCAGATAATCAAGAGCCTTACTTGCTGCCTCTAGATTTGTTGTGTAACCCTGTAGCGCACTAACATTTTCTTTTATAACCGCTTGTGAGCTTTTAAGTGATTCAGTCGCTTGAATTGTAGCAATAGCTAGTTGCACTTTTGCCGCCGCAGTATTAGCTTTGGCTAGCGCTGCGTATTCGTTTGAAAGCGCATTGACCCCTTCTTTGCTTTTAACTACGATGCTATTTAGCACCTCCATTGAGCTGTAAAGGCTATCCCCTGCTTTTTTGCTATTTAGTAGGCTTGGCAACAGCATCCCAATCAGTGAAAACGCAATGCCAGAAACAGCGCCAAGCAGCGGTGCGCCTAACACAAATCCTAAGTCAGCACTTTGTTGAGACAGCGCAACCATAGCTGATTGCCCGCCCTGTATTTGTCCTATTAATTGTTGGAATTGAATGCCAGCCATGCCTGCTCTTCTGCTCATTCCAGACACAGCAGAGTTAACGCTGACAGAGGTTTTCGTTAGTTTTATGTTTTGATTGCTTAAATTGCTGACGCTTGAGCTTGCAGAATCAATCTTGCTACTCATTTTTTTTGTTTCGTCGGCTGTTTTCTTTGTAGCTGAATCAAGTTTTTTAAGTGATTTCTCAGCTTTATTTACTTGAACCTCCACTGCTTTTACAGAGTTAACAGCCGGAGTGGTATCCGCATCAACTTGCCAAGAGATCCCACCGATACTTGTTTCAGACATTGCCTTTCTCCATTAATGCTTTCATTGCCGCTTTGTGGTCTTCAAGCGACGGCGAGTTGTTTTGGCTTGCTGTCGGCGGGAATTTAGCGGCCAATAAATAACAAAATTCGCTCATAGTTAAATCAAGAGCCTCTTGCTTACTTAGCCCAAAATATATCATCGCATCAGCTACGATTTTGTTTACATCAAATTTGTCCGCGGGCTTACCACTTCCTTTTTTACTGCCATCATAATCCGGCCTGTTAACACCAGCCACACCATGGCGCATAAGGGCAGCCGCCACTACTATTTGATCGTTGATAGATATTTTTTTAATGCTCAACCTTGGTTTGCACTTCCTGCAATATATTAAATGCTCATCAATATCATTGTCATCGCAGCACGCCAGAATTATGTCCCTAGCCAGATCAATTCGATACCACAGCGGAACCATTGGACTATGAATCATTTCATATATCAGCAATATTCTAACTGAGTTAGCCAGTGTGGACATATTGCGCAATGATGGCAGTAGTTTGAATGTTTTATTGTTTATAGTTACCGAAAAATGCCCGATCTCTGTTTCCTGCATTTTTATGCCTAATTAATTTGGTTGATGCGATTATTATACTGGGAAGAAAGTATAAATGAAAAAGCCGCTGATTAGCGGCTTTATTGTTGCTATGTTCCATTTTGGAACTAACCACTAAACCTCTAAAATATAAGCAGTAGCAGCAAGACCGCCGGTAATGGTTAGATTACCATCACCTAGCCACTCTTTGTATTTAGTGTTTAGCGGGATCTGGAATGTCGTAGCAT